GCATCAGCGTTAGACGGCCCTAACGATATAACCATGACCGGTATTGCCATGTCAACAATGTTGTAATTAAACGCAGTAAATGACATCGCGTCAAGCAGTATGCATGGCGGCTGAATGTTGCGCGGGTCGGTAACACAAACTAAACCTGACACTGCATTTAGTGTCGTGGCAAGTGTGTTGATCGCCGTGTTAAATAGATCGGTGTATGCCTGTGCAGCCATTATGCAACCTGTGGTCGGTCAACACCTAACAACTGTTTAACAATCGGTGATAGTCCGTTAGTTGAGCCAGCCGTCATGCCATCAAACGATGCGAAGTCTGAAATGCCGCCGCGCTGACGATACAACGCCGAGCCGTACATGATTACGGCGAGTGTGCAATCTCCGCTCGGTGAAGTTGTTAGCGAGTCATAATATCCGCACTCCTGGCGACGACGATAACAAAACACATTCGCTGCGCTGGCGCACTGTGTCACAAATGTCGTGTCATCAACCGTCGCCGTAGCAATGCCCAGATAGGTCAAGATTTGTGCAGCCGTAACCCATGTGCATGTTTGTGTGTAGGCAACTGTGCCTGCGTAGAACGCAACAAAGTCAACATCGCTACCTGTTGCCGCATACAGAATCTGATTTGGTACAGAAACATTTTCATTAAATAACCATTCGCCAGTAGTCGAGTCTGTACCTTCGTACAAATATTGCGGTAATGCAAGCACCGTAAATGTGCCGTTAAATGGTGCGCCGATAGACCCGACTGTTACAGATTGGCCGACAACTATTTCTGTCGGTTCAAGTGTGCTGATGCACGCGTAGTTATCTAGTAACTGTTTGCTGGCTGTGTTGTAGGTCGTCATGGCGTTTGTTTCGCCATGCGACTAAGCAATGACGATGCCCTGAATGAACGATGACTTAGCAACAAATGTTGCGAAATAACCGTAGTAACTGAACACTCGAGCCAGAGTGCTAGGTGCTGGTACGGACAAGATGCCTTGCTGTGCTTCGTAGATTTCAAAACCCGGTGCGTAAACAACAAGCATTGTGTCGGTTGCAAAGTTGTTATCAACAACTAATTCAAGTCCAAGCACATTCATTTTTGTGTACGCCAAACCAGTTGTTTTACCGATTGAGTTTTGACCCATAATGCCATCAGTTACATAACCTAAAACAGGTCGATTAGACCCGTCTAACTGGCGACCTAATTTTTCCCACACATTAGGCGATACGCACAAGTGTGTTGGAAAGTAATTGCTGTCCTCTGTAATTTCGCGTGCTGCGTCATACAAAGCATCAATCAAAGTTGCTGGGTTATCCTGGTCAAATGTCCATGTTGAACCTGATGCTGTTTTACCTGCAACAAGTGCGTCGGCTGCGACATCATCAGTTTTAATTAGATACTCGCCAGCAAGATCGTTCAAGATCAAATTCATTGAAGCAGGGTCAGTAAAATCCATGTCCTGTTGCGTAATAGTTACTTGACCAGCAACAGTTGTTTTTGTAACTGTGTTTGCAGCAATAACCATTGTAGTTGCGCTAACTGCAGCGCCTTCAGTTTGTGTTGCTGCTGAAGTGTGCGTTGTAATTGTTGGTCGTGTGAATGTTTTGCTAGGTGTGTTTGGCATTGCGCGTGCACCAAATGCGCTAACGACTGGTCGAATAAAGTTCAAATCTTGAAATAGTGGCCCAAGTACTGGCACTGGCAATAGTCCTGGTGTATCGGTTGTCAAGATGTCGCCTGCTGCTGCTTGCAACGCTGACTGCTGTTTTTTTACTGCAGCGCGATATGCGGCGTTGACATTTGCGAAAGTGTCGCCGCCTGCGTGCATTGCGACCATGTATTCGGCTGGTGTTGGCATCTTAAATTCGCGTGCAGGTTGTGCCCACAATTTTTCTACTGCGGCTGCTGCAACTTCAACTGGTGTTTCAACTGATTCGATCATGATTTTCTCCTGTGTAGGTATGACTTCATTTAACTCTATTTGTGGCACTTCTTGTGGGATACTCGCTGCGACTTGTGTGATGACTGCGCCAGCGAACGCGCCGACACTTACCAGACTTAATTCTGTCCAGTCGGCTGCCTCAATGATCATTACGCCGTCTTCGTCGTAACTAAACTTTGTTGGGTTAATCCCTACCGATACTGCGTCAATAACGCCATCGCTGGCAAGCACCAGAGCCTCATCGCCTAAGCGTGTGGCCGAGATTTTGGCTGTGAACATCATGCCCTGTGGTGTGTCTACACGCTCAACAACTTGACCAACTATCTGTGTCGAGTCGTGTTGCATGTATAGACGAGGTTTGCGGCCGTCAACTGGTAGAGCGCCTTGCATGACGCGTACCTGTGTGCCGTCTGAAACTGTTGCTACTTCGTCGTAGGTTACTGCAACACCTGAGATAGATCGGCGCGGCAATCCGTTTGCCGCAGCCGCATCTACCGTGATTTGACTGGGGGTCAATTTAATCATAATGGCGATACTACTCTGTCGTTTGTGTCTGTGTTGTCATAGTCGCCCATTGAGTATTCGCCTGTCAAATACTGCTGTACATCAAATTCAACATATGTGCCATTAGGTAGCACATTGTTTTGGCTGAGTGTGCCAGCAATGCAATCCGCGTAGGCGCGTACACCAAATGTCCACAAGTCCATTCGAGATTCGGCACTTGACTGATACGAATATGAACCGACGCTGATGCCTGCAAGGTATGGCGGAATGTTGCAAAGTCTGGCCATTTCCATTGCCTGAAATTCTGCCGAGTCTATTAGCAACATTTTGTCCGGTGAAGTGAGTGTCTCGGTGTAGGTAACAAATTCGTTTAGCGCTGCTGTCTGATTTGACTCTCTAGCAAAATTAAAGGCGCTTGCAAGATCAGCCAATTCTTGTGCGCTCAAAGGTTCGCCGCCAGTTTGACGCAACACACCTGCGGGTATCGCACTTGACGCGTTGCGGTAGCGTGCCGCTTCAAGTTTTAACGCTGTAGCAACTGCCTGCGTAGACATGTAGATGATGCCTTGTATTGGTGACAAAAATTGTATGACATCGTTTGGGTCTAGTTCAGCGCCTTGAAACACAATTTGTTTTGATGGCGCAAACCACACAGGGCCAGCCTGATCTAATGTTTGCACCATTGCTGCAGGTAGTCGAGTAAACGACGCAGGAAAGCCGTCGCTAGTTCTGCTGGTCACATAAAGAAAGCCCCGACCAAAATGAAATAGATCGTCAAATAACCACGCCAACAAAAATGAGTTCGGCACACTCGGGTCAATTCGCCGTAGCCAGGTGCGTGGCGCTAACGGCATTTTTTCCATTTCGTTGCCGTTCCAAATTTCGTTGTACATTTTCAATTGCATGCAACCTAAAACAGATGCCATAAGATCGCGTGCTCGACTAATTGTTGGCACACTCATTGCACGATTGCGTGCGTCGCCTTCAACATATGAGTAGTACTGACCGATCATGCCAGCGCCACCATTGTTGACACTCTGATACATGCCACCAGCAGCAGCAGCCTTTTGTGCTGGCGGTGCTTGACCATTGATCTTGCTTGCCACAAATTCAATTAAAGTTTTTGCCATGCTCAAAGTATGCCACTAAACGGTGTAGTCGTTGTGTATAGGCGACCGCCAAACCGTAACCGAGAAAGTAAGGATTCGACGGTCGCCCGCAAATACCTTAGCGGTTTGCAACAACGATCATAGGTTTGCCTGACGATGTTGGTCGGCTTGCTAGCGCGGCAGCCCAAACCATGCAGCGCGCTAACTCGATCGGGCCTGGCGATCTTTGACTAGATAGTGCGATGCTGTTTTGTGACCTGACTGCGACGGCGCGTTGCACATGTTCTGCAAGCATTGCTTCGCCTGTGTGTAGTAATAGTTTTTCGCCGATCATAGATTTTATTCGTGGCGTAAATTTTAAGATTTCGCCGTAGCCAACAACGATGCGTTTGCGTTCTAACGCAACAGGCCAATGCAAATCTATTGTCGGTGTGATCGCAAACCTAACTGATGCTGTGCCGGCACATAGACGATCTACTTCTGCTAGTAACTGCTCGTAGGTGTCAACTACGAACTCGACTGTGGCGACTGTGCGATGATCAGGTAGGACTACGCATCTGACACCAAAATAGCGTGAGTCGTC